TTATGAACTCAAATTTGGAAATGAATAGGCGTAGGCGCAGCGGCTTTGCCAGAACGGGGCGAGGAACGAGCGTGTCACCGACCGACCCCAATAGGCATGGACGATCAAATCGGGCTCGACTAAAACGGCCATATGCTTGGCCTGCACACCCGCTTGCATCCGAAACAATAATATGTCGGCCGGGCGGGCATCTTGAAGGCTAATCGGGTCAAGGTGATGATCGCAAGCGGATTTCAGAATTTCACCTTCGCCAATTTCGGCCCAGTCGGGTGTATAAGGCGGCATTTTGGCTGGCTCGCTGCCGTACAGTTTGCGCCAAATACCGCGTACCAATCCGAGGCAATCGCAGCCCGCATGCTTTGTAGAGCATTGGTGCTGATAGGGTGTGCCAACCCAGCTTAGGGTTTCGTCGATGATGGCCCTTCTGGATACATCATGGCGGGATATAGTTTTTAGCATCAAGAATAACGGGACGAGCCGTCCTTTTGGTCGGTTTCTCGCGGTGCACTAAAGGCCGCATCTTCTCCGATCAAATACGGGAAACCGCGAAAATTTACGGTGTTTTGAAACTGGTTTTGGCACGCATTATAGGTGCGCGGGCATGTAGTGCCGGGCGGGAAATTGTTCACATCAAGGCCGCAACGTGCATCCGCAAAACTGGCGTCACAACTTTTGGCGAATACCCGTCCGGTCGAACGTTCCAACACTGCGGCGCGGCCAACCAGCTCGGCTTCAAACTGGCCGTCTCGGATTTGAATGTCTCCGAGCCGTCCGCTCCAGATAAGCCCGTATTCGCTCGTATCTATCCAGTTAACGCGACTGATTTCAACCCGCGCACTATCATAAAGTCCGGCGCGAATATGGGTCTCCGTAATCACATCAGAACTAAGAAGCCCTTGCACGGAACTATTGTCCAAAGCAAAGCCGAGCCGCGCATCTATATCGGACGGGCTAAAGCCGGACGCAGCCTGATAGGTAGTGCCGTCCACATTCACATCCCGGTCATGATCGGTAAAACCGAGCACATTTCCGTCTTGTCTTGTCAGCTTCCATACCCAACATAATGTTGTGGCCTCGCGTTCAATATGGGCCTTAAAACCTTGAGAAAATTCACGCATGGGTTTTGATCTCGATCAACGGCACATTCACGGCTCCGCCCGCTCCGAAAGCTTCCAGAGATGTGCTTAATTGCGCGATATCAAAACGCACCGGCACATCAAATTCGAAGCTGGCGGATATTTGTACGCCGTTGGCCGGGGCTGTGTTAAACACCACCATCCCAGTTTCAAAATCAACGCTGTAATTAGTCGTTGATTGGGCGTTTAACTGAATGTTTAAAGTGCTAGCCACAGGTTTGGTAATGATGCGTTGCCACGAACCTGCCATATCAAAATATGTTTTACTCAATTGGAACTGCGTGGTTTGACCGTCACCAATACTGATATTGCCACTAGCATCATGATCCACAGGGTCGCGAAACCGAAAGCCGTATAACTGCCCGCGCCGCGCTTCAAAAAATGCGATCAAAGTACGCATGTCCTCCAGGCTTTTAATCCCAACCCCGGCGTCATATTTACGCCGCGAGTCCGCTTGCGCAGCATTGCGTTGTTCGTGACCACTGGCCAGGGTAATGATTTCGGTCTGGCGCACCGGCCCACCACTGGCCCCAAAGGCGAGCGGCAGCGGAAAGCTGACATCGTGAAATGAAGACATGTTTGTTGGTTCCTGTAATGTTTTCTTCCCCCATTTTTCATGGGGGAAGCACCCCAAAGGGGGGATGGGGGCGCGCACCTCTTGTGCGCACCAAACTCTCGTCCCTCACTATTGTTTCCTACTGCCGCAAGAGCGGCAGGCCCCCATCGCCTACGCAAGAGCTTCGGCACCATTCGCGTCACGGGGCATTTGCTCCGCTTTGGCTCAAACCCCATGAAAAATGGGGGAAGGAAAAATCAAATAAATTTTTGCCCTTGCGCCACTGCCCTTGCCAAAGACGCAGAGATTTGCCCTTGGGATTTTTGGAAACTGCTGGCGTCATTTACGCCTGTAATATTCATGACGATGTTGAGCGGGTTTGCAGTTTGCGCCGCGCCGCCAGATTGGCCACCGCCAAGTGCCGCGCCTAACGGTTCCAGCAATAACTCACGAATGGCCAGGCTGGCCAGATCACGGGTAATGGCCGCCGCCATATCGCGAAACGAAAACTCGCCGCTTCTGGCGGCTTGCTCCAAGGATCTGGCTATGCGTTCTCCGGCTTGTTCAAAGCTTTGCGCCGCCAAATCCGCTGCGTCCCTGGCCGGGCCCTCAGCAAAATCCGCCAACGCCTGTCCTGCTCTTTGGCTTGCTCTTTCTGTCTCATCCATAATTATTCTCATTATTTTTTGCGTCTGGGTAAGTGTTCATCAATTCATCAAATTTTTCGCGGGTAATGCCTTCGCTGCCTGCCCCGGCAATCAGAACCAGCCAATCGCACACTGACATTTGCCAAAATTCATGCGGGGACAAGCCAAAGCCGCGCACGGCGGTTTTCAGCCACATATCAAATGGCCATTCTGTCATGCACCCATTCCCGCAAATGTCTCTTCAAACAGACGCGCCAATGCGGGCATATATTCGCAAGGTTTGGCTCGCTTTATCATGGCTGGAACGTGGGTGTCGTTATGGCCCTGGGCGCACAAAACACAGTCCAGCAAAGCAAGAGCATCTGCAGAATTATAGTTGTTTTTGGAAAAATCTCTAATTTTTTCAGCTAATTTCACTGGCCCTTTAACCTTGAGACGGCTCTCGATATGGGCCAAAGTACCCAGCGTTAAGCGCAAACGATAAGTGCGTCCTTCGATTTTGACGGCCACATCGCCCTTTTGAAATCCGTTTGTTTCCCTTGACATTAGAGTGCCGCAAATACTGGTTTACCAGCAGATACCAATACCAGTTCATAACTGGCTTCACCTCTGTAACTACCAGCATAATTCAACGCCGAGATTAGAAAGGTTCCGGTAATCGTGCCAAAGTCCGGGATAATAATCTCATAGGTTTTGGCGCTTTGGTTAAAGAAACTAGCTCTTACCAAGGCATCGGACGCGCTATCCCTGAAGATACCTTCGCCGCTAATCTCCACCATTTTTATCCCGGCACCTGGCAAAAGTTCGCGCCAGGCGTCTTCGCTCCCTGAGTCGGTAATGTCGATGGTTTTGGCCCCGAATTTAAACCTTTTGGTGCGAAGCCCGGCGACCGTAACAAATACATTCTGGTCATTTTCTATTTTGATGAGCATGTCTCGCCCGCGTTGTGCAGCCATGATGGCGTCTCCTTCATGTTGGTTGAGTTGTGGCGTTAAAGCGGATAACGCCGTGCAGGGTGCGCCCGTCCGGAGCGCGGAAATTGTCGGTAAAAATTACATTGGCACTGACCAAAACTCCCTCGGTTAATTGCCAGCCACCACTCTCAAGTACGCCGGACACGGCATTGGTCAAGGCCATGATTTCGGCTCGTCCACCGTAACGTGACCATAAATGCAAGGTCATATTATGAGCGGTCATCGGGCTAACGTCGCCGCCAATGTCTTCGCTGCGCAAGGGGCCGTAGGTGAGATAAGGATAGATCGGGTCTTCCGGCGCATGGTCGTATAATCGAGGTGTATTGCCCAACACGCTTTGCACCGCCACATCTGCACCAAGTGCGGCATGGACGGCTTTGGCGAGGGATTGTGCCTGATTGGTATCGGTCATTGTTCTTCTTCCTCACAAATTAAATGAAGCCGTTCACTGCGGTTATCTGGATCGGACGCGGTCAAGACCCGTAGCGTGCGCTCATCCCACAACAAGCGGGTGCGTTCGGGAAAATCCCGTTGCCAGCGAATGGTGACGCGGTAGGTTTTGGTGATGGCAGCGCGGCCATTTTCAGCCCGCTCGCTCGCCGTGTTGGGTTTGATATGGGCCCAGGCCTGGGCGTATAAAACCCAAACCGTTTGTACACCGCCGAACTCGTCCGGCGTGGTTTGGGGTACATAAATTCCGAGCCTGGTACGTAAATTCCCGATCATAACCGCACCGTTTTATAGGGTGCCAAGAGGGCTTCGACGATAACGGGAATGGCAGGCGCTTCGGAGGTTTCACGAAACTCGAAAGCATGGGTCAATAACAGGACAATGGCTTGTCTTAGCGGCAAGGGAATGTCGTCCGGCGTATCGCCATAGCCAGCTTCGAACTCGATTTCAAGCGTAGTGAACTCGGCCAGATAATCCGTCCAGTTTTTATCAGATTTAAGCCGGATCTCACCAGGCTCTTTTTTCGCACTCACGGTAAAATCGCTAGGCGGAATATCAACGGCCTGATCGTTTTCCGCAATCAGCGTCATCCGGATTACCGAAACCAAAGGCGGTCGCGGCAAACAGATACCCCGTCCATGCGGCACAGGTATTCGGTAAATAAAGCTACGACGGATCAAAGTGCGGCCAATGGTGTTTTCCACTTGGTGGCGAGTGGTTTTGATCAGGGTTTCGATCAACGCATCTTCAGCATTGCCGTCAATACGCATAAAAAGTTTCGCATAAGCAAGATCAATCGGCTCCACCAAAGGAGGCGCTAGGTCAATAAGGGACATAATTTTTCTCAAAATAACGGATGTTTGTAACGGGTATTTATATGCTGCTTCCCCCGCAATCCCTCAACGGAATTTCCATAAACATTTAAATAGAAAACTAGTTTTGTTTTCACATAATCTTATGAAAATTGGAAAGGTGAATACTATAAGTGGCTGTCCCCGCAAGGGGGAGGACGGGGACAGCCTTCGCGTTTACGAGTAGGGTTAGCTCGCCGCGAATTTCAGAGTTTTGATGGCATTGAAATCTTGAATGCCGCCGCCGACCCGCTTGGTTGTGTAGAACAACACATAAGGTTTGGCAGAATACGGATCGCGCAATACCCGCACGCCTTGACGGTCAACGATTAGATAGCCGCGCCTGAAATCGCCAAAAGCTATTGAGTAGCTGTCAGAAGCAATATCGGGCATGTCCTCGACTTCGACCAGCGGATAACCAAGCAATGATGAAGGTTGTCCGGCGGTGCTGGCGGGTTGCCAGATATAATTGCCGTCCGCGTCCTTGAACTTTCGAAGTGCGCCAACAGTGCGGCGGTTCATCATAAAGCTGGCATTCGCCCGGTAGCGGACTTTGGGTGCATAGATCAAATCAATCAACGCATCAATCGGCTCGGCAGTGTCAAATGCACCGTCGCTGCCGGTGGCAACATAACCGACATTGCCCCATGTATGGGACGCTTCGGCAACGGCAGTGTAATTCAAGATGCCGCTTGGTTTGTTAACGCCATCGCCAGCGGTAAATGCCGCAGTTTCCTGGGCCGCAAACACATCGCGAACCTCGTCGGCCAGCCATTGGTCAACATCGGCAACACCGTCGTCGAGCAAGATTTGCGTGGCGGCTGGCATGGCGTAAAGTTCGCCGGTCGGAAAGTCCAGAAGCTCCATTTGCGGGGCCGTGGTTTCGGGTCTGGCATCGGTTTCACCGGCCCAGCCTGATGCGGCACCACCAGCACTAACCGGTTTTTTGAAGTTTATAGCTCCAATAGAACGGATCGTGGAAATTGTCCGAAACGGTGAGGCTTCGGCCAACGCCCGGTCAATGCGGCTTTCGGTTTCAGCCGGAGCAACATAGCCGCCCTCTGCGCCGACGCCTGCTGTTAGTGCTTTGCCTTCTAGGGCACCGAGAGCATTTGCGTCTCCGGTACGGATATAGCTTGACCATGCGGATTTGGCTTCGCTTTTTTGCGAACCAACACCAATATGGGGCTGGGCATTTTTAATGGCCAGGCGTTCGATTTTGCCAGTTTGTTGATCCAGCGCCGCGTTTAAACGCTCGACCTTTTCGTTAAGCAAAATGTCAGCCGATTGCTTGGCTTCAATTTCGGCCAGACGTTGATCATTGGCGTCTTTGAAAGCCGCGAATGTGGCGGAAAAATCGGCTTGTGCAGTGCGCATTTCGGCCGATTTAACCATTTTGGTTTCTTTCTTAGGGGTGGTTTTGGAATTTCTCACATTATTCTCCTTTGTGAGGTTGGGTGTTCATAAGCGAACGTTTTATCGATTTGGGCGTCGATTTGGGTGATGCGTGCAGCACGCAGCATTGGGAAGGCGACGATGGATACTTCCCAAAGCTCTAATTCGTTCAGTTCTCGTCCGGGGTTTAGAGCCTTGCTCCGCAAAGTTCGGTAACCGATGGACAGGCCTTTGAGCGCACCGGAACGCACCAGTCTGGCCGTGCGGTCGGCTCGCTCCTCGCCGAGGAAAATATCGCCGGACACAAACAGTCCCGTAGCGTCTTCAAACATACGGTGCCAAACCCCGATGGGTTCTTTGGTTTCATGGGCGAACAGCATGGGTAGCTTGCCGTCTTTCAGGGACAAAAGACTGGCGGCAAATGCGCCCTTGCGGACAATGTCTCCGCCCAGGTCTTTCTTGCCAAACAGGCTGGCATAGCCGGAAATACGCATACGCCCGGTATGCGGTGAGTGGTTTGTGTTCATGTGTCGGGTTCTTTTCTTTGTGGTGTTTTGCGACAAATTTAGAGTATGTTTTTCTTTCCTTCCTCCGTTCTTTACGGGGGAAGTGGGCGCCTCTTGGCGCTCGATGGGGGGTAATCTCACGTCTTTCGTCAGAGTGTAGTTGTTCCCCCCATCGCCTCCGCAAGAGCTCCGGCACTTCCCCCGTGAAAAACGGAGGAAGGAAAGAAGGCGGTATACTCCAGGTTTCTAATTCTTCTCTTGATCCAGACGGCGTTCTATTCTTGCCAGGGACTGTCTTGCCATGATCATTTGTTCTTCGAGACGGGCCATGCGTTCGACGACCAGCGGGCTGGCGGATGTGGTTCTTTCCAAAGTTTTCAACCTTGCTTCGGCGGCACCGCCCCACATGAGCGCCCCGGCACTTTGGATGGCTAATGTGACGATAATGCCGACACTTACGGTGCGCTCCAGCTTTAGTCCGTTCATGCTGTTGGCTCCGACATTGGTGCGAGACTGGCCCGCTCGCGTTTTTCATCAACGCTCATGAAATCGATGTTGTTTAAGGCGGCCAATCTCGCGCTACGCTCTGCGGCCAGGGCCGGGATGTCATCTATATCCGGGACAATGCGCAAATCATCGCCGTACCAATCAGCCAGCCAGCCGCCTAGACTATCGGCGGTTTTGCTTACCAGTGGTAAAATAGTTTGACGCCAAAAGGCCAGATTGGCTTCTTTGTAATTGGCATAGGTATTGTCACCGGGAATGCCCAGCAACATTGGCGGCACCCCGAACGCCAGAGCGATTTCACGGGCTGCCTCGCGTTTGGCATTGATGAAATCCATATCGGTTGGGCTCATGCTCATGGACTTCCAGTCCAGACCGCCCTCCAGTAATAAAGGCCGCCCGGCAGCGCTGGCACCCGAATGCTTGTTCTCAAGCTCGGATTTTAGTCGCTCAAACTGCTCATCGCTTAAATTCTCTGCGCCGCTTGCGCCTTTGTAAACCAGCGCCCCGCTTGGTCGCGCGGAATTATCCAGCAGCGCCTTCGTCCAGACACTGCCGGAATTATGGACATCAACGGCTTTGGCGGCGGCTTCCAGGGGAGAGAAGCCGTAAATATCATCGGTCGGATGGAACAGGCGCATATGATGCACGGCCAGCAAGCCGGTGTTTAGCGCAGGCGCGAAGCGACGCCTTTTGCCCGCGACTTCATAATCCCATGCTATTGGCCAGCCGGTATTATCGGTCACGGCCCGCATACGGTCGGGGCGTAATGTGAATAATGCGGCGGGCATATCGTCTACCAACACGGCTTCCAAGAAGCTGTCACCGCCCAATTGTAAATAACCATAAACGCTTTCGAAAAATTCAGCGCGGGATATTTTTGGATTGGGTGAGCGCAACAGGCGTTCTATCGGGTCAGTCCCGCTACATTCATTATCGCGGCGCACGCAAAATGGCACTGACGCCGCCGCTTCAGCGATTAAGCGAATACAGCGGTAAGCCACCGCATTGCCCTGATAGCCTTCACGGGCCAAGGCGCCATAATTATGGGGTGTCCAGTGGGTGGCATTCGCTAATTGCAAAGCCACCAAAGGTGCGCCAGCACCGGAATGAGATTTAGTTTGAGGGGTACGGGCAAATGCCGTCCGCAGCCAGGTTTTCATAAGATATCCGTAAGTTTGATTTCTCTGGCTCTGAACTGCGCTTATATAAGAGACGCAATTTCTGACCATGGATGAAATCTACCCCAACTTGCGGGGTCATGGAAATATCTCTGCCTTGTATTGGTATTTATTTGATTTAATAGAGTTTTATGCCGCGCCCATCAAGGAAACACTTTGGTGACGTTGGCCTTTTCCGGCGTAGTTCATGGCTAAGGCATAGCTTTTGCGGGTTTGTGCGCGTAGTGTGTGAGCCCCAAGCATGGACGCTATGGTTATAGCACCCCGGTAGGCTGAAATGGCAGCTTCGATTGCGGACATGTCCCCTTCATTTTTACCAATGTTCAATAACACATCACCAAGTTTCTTTTGGACGCGGGCATCTTCGATCTGGGCTGTGTCCGGAGAATAAAGCCCTTCAGCCGTTCGCATGGCTTGCACCGCTTCGATTAGGGGCGTTACTTCACCAGTTTCGTTGGCTAATGCAATCATGCGCAATGCCATCTCCCGGTTAAGACTTGCTAATTCTACGGTCGCGGTTTTGTGCTCGCGCCGTAACCTAAATTTGTTCGCTATCGCCATTATTCTCTCCACATTTGCAATATTTGTGGCCCTTTTGAGCGATTATGGTTAAAAACCCCTTAATTATCAAGGTTAAACATTGATTCAGCTTCCGTATTTTTCCAAAGGGTTTGCGCGAAACGGTTGAAATCTGTTCCGGTTTTTGTGCGCAACAAATTTATACCGGCATGTTGAAATATCGCATCTTTAAAGCCGTCAACCATCTTGGCTTCGTCGTCCAAATGAGAACGTCCGTCCAACTCAATTGCATAAATAACACGCCCGCGTCCGTCGCATATAATAAAGTCTACGTGGCGGGATTTTATTCTGCCTCGGTATTGCCAGCGTAGGCGGGTGTCTTTGATGGCTCGCTTGACCCGCAAAATATCTTCGAGGCGGACTTTAGCCATGACGTGAAACCCGGGCTGTTTATGTCGGAGCAGGGCCGTAAACAATGCCTGTTCAGGGGCGTTGACAAATAAACTCTCGCAAGCTTCATAGGCCATTAAGGTTTGTCTATCCGCTTGTGTGCTTTTTGGAACTGGCCATTTGGCCCGGCGCAAAACCAACCAAAATACGGCACCAATTCCGGCGGTAATCAATAATTCAAGCATAGAACATATAATGAACAAGTAGAAAGGTGTTTGCAAGCTATAATGTTCTGACCTTGGGGAGCGGCGGTCTTGCCTTGAGTAGCAAGTCCGTCACCGCCCAGACCAGTGCATCGGCACGGTCTGGGCTTTTTCTCGGCCCGTCAATAGCGCCCAGTGAACATAGCTCATCTTCCAATGCTGCCAAACCGCGCACATGTTTGACTTTGCCGCGTTCATAGAGTGTTGCCACAGGTTCGGCGCGGGCAGTCTTGGATTTGGACGCATAAACAGTGCGCAGTGGCGTTTCACCTTCAATGGCATCCAGCACCGCATTGACCATTTCACCGCCCTGATTGATCTCGGCCAGCAGATAGTCTGCGTCCCAGTCGCGCCATAATTCCACCGCAAGCGCCGCCCATTCAACGGGCTTTAATCCTTGTGTGGTGGCATCGTGCAACACATAGACCACCGCTTGCGCTCCGAAGCCTGAACGCCCGGCTACAATCAGGCCGCACGCATCTGCTTTGGCACCGGAACTGGCAGGCGGGTCAATGGCAACGACGATTTTTTCTAAACCTTTCGGTGCTTTGTCCACCAAAACCTGGTCGATCAGGGCGCGTGTCCACAGTGCACCTTCGCGGTCTTCCAGTATTTCGCCGTTCAACTCCTGACGGCCCAATCTTGTACCGCCGTAAATTTCATATATGTTGCGTATGAAAGCAGGAGACAGGTTTTTTTCATTGTCTTTGGTGGCCGTCCGGCTCACGACTACGCTTGGTTCGGCCATGAGTTTTTTTAAAGAGATTATAGGTTTTGGGGTCGTTGTTATGACGAGTTGAGGCGTTTCTCCCAGCCGTAATCCCATGCGCAAATTTGACAATGTATCTTCGGGGTAGGCCCAGGCGCAAAATTCATCTGCCCAGGCACAATCGAATTGTGGCCCGCGTAACCCGTCCGGGTCTTCGGCGGAAAACACCTGTCCCACGGCTCCGTTCTCCCATTCCAGCCGCCGCCGTGATGAAATGTAATAGGGTCGGTTATCGTGTGTTTCTATATTAAGTAGCCCACTTTTCCCCTCGATCATAACCTCGCGAGCTTCATTGTATGTCGGTGCCACCAGAGCAATACGCTTGGCTCCGTCCGCGACTTGTTCACGAACCCATTCGGCTCCCGTCCGGGTTTTGCCTGCTCCTCGACCGCCGAGAAGTAGCCAAATGCGCCAATCCCCTGGTGGCGGGGTTTGGTCAGGGCGACGGATTACGGGCCACGCAGAGTTCGTGCCTATGTAGTATTTCAGTTTGTCCCCGTCCAAACCACTCAAGGCGCGGACCAT